GCTCGTTGTGTTGGTCTGCGAATTGGCGAGTTGTGTATAGATGCCGTTACCAGAAGGTCCGTCAACCGTCACCGTTTCAATCAACGGATTTTGCTGCACGACGCAAGTCAGCTTGGCATAGTAATCGTCACCCCACAGCTTAGCGGTGCCGTCACCAGTGGCTGTTCCTGTAAGCGTTGCGGGCGAAGCATGGGTTGGACCAAGAATGGTATAGGTGAGTCCGGTAAACTCCGCGACTTCGGTGGGCAATCCCGATACGGTGCCGTAGTAGGCTCGGTACTTCACCGCTCCCGGCACGGCGGTGCTCAAGGTAAGCTGAATCTCCTGGTTGAGCAAAACCCCTGCAACCGTGGCTTGAATGGGGTTGGTGCAGTATTGCCCTTCGCCGTTGTCGCCATCGACCGGCACGACAAACACGTAATACGTTCCTGCTTGCAAGGCTCCGCCAGAAGCCGCCGTGGCTGTGAGCGTTCCGGTGCAACGTTGCAAAGCCTGGCTTCTCAGGTATCCCCCGCGCAAGTCGCGTACGATCACCGTCTGTCCGTTGGTGCAAAACAGCGTAAAGCTGTCGGTTCCGGCATAGGTTGCGGGAATCTCGACGATTCCTGCAGGATTCGCGGCGCAAGCGGCAGTAACGGCACTTTGAATCGTTGTGTACTTCGTGCCATCCACGACATACGCGCCGTTGACCTGCCCGGCCACGAGCGCCCCCGTCACCGTCGTAGTGCCTGTGAGCGTGGCGTTGTTAAGGCTTCCAACGCCGGTTGAAGCCCAAGCTGTACAGGAACCTCCCGTTGCTGTTGTACAGGTTCTGCCACCACTCGCGGTGTTGTAGTATTCGCCTCCTATTCCGCAACTTACTTCCGAGTCAGCGTAAGCATTCACGCCAGGACCGCAGTTTACAGTAACCGCAGATGGAACCATAGTAACAGTCTGCGACGCTCCTGCAATGACGAATGACTGAACGAAGCACTGAAATGGAATTCCAGCAGCAGGACATACTTTGAACTGCCATTGAGACAAAGAAGGTACGATCGATGCGTTCGGCGTTACAGTCAGCGAAGCTCCGCCAGTTCCGTTTAAGGAGCCGTTTTGGGATTGATTAGGGACTGTCCCATTACCAACGATATTAAAAGGCGGTCCATAAGCAGGCGCGCCTATCTGTGTTACGAGCAACACCGACCAAGAGCCGTTGTTCCACGACTGGCCGCCGGCATCGGTTACTTGTAAAGTAACGCTCGTTGATTGAGCGAAGCAAGATGAAACGAAAAACAAGAAGAGAATAACAAAAGCAGGAATCCCTCGAGAGTAGCGAGACAAATAGTCGATAAAGGCTCTCAAAAGCTCTGGACTATCGTTTACATGTCCAAGAACGACGTTACACTTATTACAAAGAAGCCCCCGATTCTCTCCTGTTTGGTGGCAATGATCGACTCCAAGTCGAATAATCCGTCCGCTTTTCTTATTCAGTTTTCCGCAGATAGCGCAGCGTCCGTCCTGAACTGCAAGCATTCTGTTGTAATCTTCTCTACTCAAGTTAAACTGCGACTTCAACGTACTATTCGCGGTCGACTCATTACAGCAATCACGGCACCAGGATTTCCTTCCTCCTGCGCTTCTATCAATCTCATCAGCCCAACGAAGAGGAAAACTCTCTACAGACTTCACGACTTTGCATTTAGGACAAAGTTTCGTTTCCGTCTCCATCGAAATTACCTCTAGATAACGAAAAGCCTAATCGTAACTCCAGCTACGGTAGAACGTAAGGTTAGTTGAGTTTTAGTTCCAGCTATCGAACCTGTATAGATATCCGTCGACGCTGATTTTGACATCACGAGATATCCAACGGGCAATCTATTTAAGTTGTGATTGACCGTAAAGTCTGTATTCGCTGCTCCAGGGGCGACGACATTAATCCAGTTTCCGCTTATGTTGTCGATGCTTGTACCGTCGCCGAAACCAAGGTTGCCGTTTATGACGTTGACCAAGTTCTGATAGATACTACGAAGCATCGTCACGAAGACTCCGAGAGATTGCTTCGTAGGCTCGACAACAGAAAAGTTAAGATTAGGCGTCGCTCGCATCAGTTCTCCAACAGTCCGCCTCTTTGCTCGCCGCTTACGTCGTACATAGGAGCCATCTCAACGAGCGCGGTCGGACTTCCTGCTGGTATCGACACAGTATACTGAAAACGAAGTCCGGTCAAATTAAACTCCTGGATGTAATTCAGAACATCGCCACTCCCCGAACCAAGCGTAAATGAAAACGACTGGGATTGACCCTTCTGATTCGAAAGCGTAAGCGTAAACGTTGTCTGACCAAGGTCAAGGAACGACAAGCGAAACTTCTTGACCGTTTTCGAGTGTCTTCGATCCCCAAACACCAGCTTTCCAGACGTCAAACTCGCATCAACTTCGGAATAATTCGAAAAGTCTACATAGCCCGCTGTTCCATCGTTGAAGCCGAGCAAAAATCCCTCGAAAGGATTGTTTTGCTGAAGCGTTGCCGGTGTCCAAGTCTGAGCTTGAATTGTTCCTACGAGGTCGATGATACGAATACCGGCGTTCTTAAAGAAGTTACCAACCGATACGATCGTTTTGTTGTAGGTAAACTGAGTCCAATTAGCCTCGTCAAAATTGTAAACCCAAACAGACACGTTAGGAATGACGAGCCAGTAGGCTCTGAAGACCTGACCGTTTATCGAATAGGTAATCCATCCGTAAATCGTCTGAACGTTGCTAGCAAGAACATCGGCCAAGATACGTGAACGAGCGCCTATTCTACGCCTATTGTCGATAGGCATATCCCCTATAGGGTAAACCGACGATCCGTCGAACGTATAGACGTTGTCGACGCCAAGATAAACAGCGAACTCTCGTCCTTGATCGTCGTAATGATCTATACTATAAGGAGCGATAGCCCCCTGAGTCGCATTGATCACAGGCTGAAAAGCAAAAGGAGCGAGTCCGATTCCTGTAGGAATAATCTGCAAGATACCATTCTGATGAAAGCCAAAACCGTACTGTCCGATTTTCATCAACCCGTTGATTGGACCAAGGTTGTTGACGTTGTCATTCAGCCCCGAAGTAAAACCTGTCCAATCGGATGGATCGCCAATTCCCGACCAGTAGTATCGCTGAGGAAAGTTTGGATTAACAGCAACGAGATGCAAACCAATCTCAGCCATGTACTTCGCTGGAGGAGCGCTTGCGGAGCTCTGCACGTACGACCCGGAAATGCCATCCCAAGTCCAAATCTTGTCGAAACCTTGCGAGAAACAGAGCTTGTAGTTAAGAGCATCCCAAGCGAAAAGCTGTCCGGCAGAGCCACCGAAAGCCGGTCCGGTTATTTGAACCCAGGCTCCGAAGAGGAACTGGAGCAATCTCGTAGGTGTAAGAACGCATTGAATATGCGTACCGGCTGAGTTAAAAAAATCCGCGATCGCTAAAATAGGTTCGTTCGCCGGAGCAGGAAACACTGGCAAAGCCGTCCATCCCGGTCGTACATAGCCTGCACCCTTGCGAAACAGAATGTTCTTTACATCAGCGAAGCCGAACGGCTCTATCTCAGTAAGAGGAAGCTCGCTTTGAACGCCTCCAAACGGACCAGTGAGAGCAGCCTCGTAAAGCTCCTCGCTTCGGACTTGCTCGCGATTTTGTAGTTGCGGCATTTTAGATATTCACCGTCACGCTGAGAAAACGCTGATTCACTGTAAAAGGGGTCGTTATGTTGTACGACGTCGAAATCGTGAGATTCGCCGCTGTGTTGATTGTAATGTTTATCGGACCACTATAAACAAGCGCCGGAGATGATCCACCAGGGGCTCCTTGAAACACTTTCATAAACCCAGGATTCGATCCTCCGGTTATAACGTGGTCAACGTCGATTAGATAGTTAAAAGCCGCACTCGAAATAAAGAATCCAGCATTTGAAGCTCCAAAGAGCAAACTCGCAGTAACGCTCCCCGATCCAGATGTATCCAAACCCGCAACGAGATGAAAAGAGCTTCCGACCGCGAGCGTGTTCGCGGGAATCGTAACTCCCGTGGTAGGATGTGCTCCGCTCGTGTTGAAAGTATAGGTAGCGGTGTCGCTATATCTCTTCGAAGCCCCAAAGAACGTCCCCGTTACGTTGACCCAAGCAGCACCGCTCCATTGAAAAATCTGCCCTGTATCGGTCGCGAAGAAAATCAAACCAAAACCAGCTCCTCCCCAAACTGCGTTGACGGTCTCGGGAGTAGGAATATTCGCAGCGTTACCGCTCAGAAGCGACATTCGTTGCATTATGTCAAGCTTGAGATTCCTGATATCTTGGCCCAACAGATTCGCGAGCTGCGTATCCGGAGGTTGGGTTGTATCCCAGACGTCTGTAAATACTGGTGGGAATGCCATATTAGCTCGCTACCAACTCTCCAGTACCTTCTTCGATCTGACGAACACGATCGTCGTAGAGTCGTATCATTCCGGGGTCCTTCTTTGCCGTAACCTCGAGAGGCTCGCCGATATTTGCCTCGATCCAATCGTAGATTTTCATCAACTGAACATAACGATCGGCTTCGCCATCGCCGTCAACAGAACCGCGCGCCGTAAAGACTCGAACCTCTTTGCCCTCCGAGATCCAACGCTTTACTCGCTGAACCATCTTCGGAATAGGCTCTCCAATATCGTTGCTCCATCCTGAGTACTCAGCAAGTGTGCCATCCAAATCGACGCCAATCCAACCAGCGTCCTCTTCGCCGCTCAAAATTCGACGCAATTCGCGAAAGTCTTTGAGGCATTGCTCTGCCATGTCCGTTCGATATTGTAGATTTGGAATCTTCAGCTTACTGATTTGATGATAAACACAAGCGAATGCTTGTCCTATCGAAGCTCCTTCGTAGTTCATAACACCGAGAATGCCTACTCCAGGAGCGCTTTTCAGCTCCTCATCCACGAGCTGAACTCCGTAGGGATAGAAGTATTCACGAGCGTCGTCGTCGAAACCACGAAGCGCAACTTGCTCTTCGTTGTGAAACTTCTCCGAAGGCCACGGCGGTATCGACAACTTCACACCAGCTCCAAAACCCCCATCAAGCGTAGCGTCAGGTAAATCACTGCGACCCACAGTGTCGATAAAAGAACCGAAATCAAAACTACACAAAGAATGAAGAGCAGTCGGGAACGCGTCGTAGCCAAATCTGGGAGTGAACTCCAATCCATAAACGCCTTCTTCGTTGACAACGGCGTTGACATCGATGGGGCCGATGTAGACATGCTCGCGCAGCGTTTCTGTTAACTTTAGTAACAAATGCTTCACAAGAGGATCTTTCGAATCACAAGGCCACACGACATTCCCTGTACAACCACCGCTCGGTCCAAGATCGCCGTCGAGAAACTGCTTTCGCTCGATCGTGTGGTTGAACAATCCATCGACCCACTCAGATCCATTGAACCAACCTTCGGTCGACACCATGACGCCTTTGATAAACTCCTGAATCGTCAACTCGATATCACCTTCGCCGTGTTCCTTCTTAAACTGCTCGAGCATCGACATTGCGTCTTCAAGATCAGATGCGACATACGAAGGAACGACGCCGCTAAGCGAGCCTTCTGGTTTCAGTACGATCTTCCCCGATTTAGCCGCAAGCCTTTCAGACTGCTTCGCAGCGTCGTCCCACGTTGTTACTGAGATAGACTCTGGCGTTTCTATCCCCGCGTTATGCATCACCTCCTCTGCGAAGCGTCGATCTGCTTCGAGTTTGTCTGCAAACGATCCACCACCGAAGATACGAATGCCAGCATCGCGATACGAGTCGAGGATGTCGCCAAAGCCTGTAACATCAGCCACGACGATTTGACCCATTTGGTATTCGCTCGCAAAATCGACGAGTCCTTTTCCTTGAGCCTCAAAAACGGGATCGAAAATCTTCACCTTGGCGTCGTGGCCTTCTAGCTTCAAACGAAGGCCCAAACCGACACCGTCGCCACAACTCGAGAGTATTAAAAAGCGACTCATTTTACGTGAATACGAAGCGTGACTGCAAGACTTGCACTAAGCGAGTCTACAATGAGCCCCTCGAACCAGTTTTCTATGTTATAGGTTTGAATCTCCCCTGGGCCGACAGTTTGGAATTGAGCCGTAATGATCGATTTGCCGTTACGGTCTTTGACGCTCGCCATCAAAGCTCCGACCGTACTTGCTCCTGAGGTCGGAGCAACGACCTCGATAAACTTGATGAATTCGTGATGCTGATAGATAATACCAGCTCCAGCCGTGTCGATGAACCACGTCC